TCAAAATAACTTGATGTAGTATCAGCACTTAATCTAGTATATTTTGCATCAAAATCTATAACATACTCATCAGTATCTAAATCTTTTACTGCATATAATGAAGAGCCTGAAGGTAAATAATGTTGTTTAGTAAATAATGAAGCTGTTGCAAATACTACTTTTGGGTATTTTGGGCGAACATTTAATCTAAATCTATTAACACTTTCTGAGAGGAAAACACCAGGATTTTCTGCTAATGATACAAAACAGTTTGGTTGACTTAATACAGGAATAGTTGATGAAGTAGCCCATACTGAATCATCCCATCTAAATTCTAATTGTGGGGGGTATATTGTATTTGTATCAACACTATAGTATTGTACTACAGGTTGGACTTGTTTATTAGGATTAAATTCAATAGAATCTTCCCATTTAATTAGAAAGCCATTATTTTCTATACCTCCTAATCCAGAAGAAGCACTATACCAAGAATCAACAGTAGTAGTGGAATTAACACATAAATCCTTTGGACTTCTTAAACCAAATGTTTGAGAAGCTAAATATGAAGTACCATCTGATTTACTAATTACATAATTACCCCCACCTAATGATGATGATTGTGAGACAAAAGATCCAGTCACTTTAAAACTTCCACTACTAAATGAACTTCCATTCATATAAAGCCATTGAGTTCCCCCCAGAAATTGATTTGAATTCCAAGAAGAACCATCAGTTGTAATTGGAGAATCTAAATAAGTACCAGTACCATTATTCCATGATTGAGCTACAGGTCGAACTTCTATAGTAGAAGTTTCTACAATACCTTGTGCTGTAGCAATATAATTTTTAAAATAAGCATCCCACTCATAACCACTAATAATCCCATCTAAAAGATCAACAATTTCTTCAGATGAAAATTCAACTAAAGATCTTGCAACTGTAGCAGAAGTAAGTAAAGCAAAGTTTAAGTTAGATACTTGGTTAATAGGGTCAATACCCGTATTCATATCTGGGTATAATGAATATAGTGAAGTATCTTTGAATGGGAAAATTTTATATACAGCCATGTTTTAATATTATATTTGTACTACTCTACCTTGAATATCTGAATTTGGGAATTTAACTTCAAAAATCATTGGATCAATTGAAGGATAAACTACAGAATTTAATGTTGCTCCATCAATATCATAAGCAAATTCTGAGTAAGTATTTCCATTAGCTGTAGTACTTACATTATTAGATATTTCAATATTTTTTGTTGTTTGAACCCCTTCTATGGCATTTATTCCAGCAGTTAAATCATTAAGTATAATTGGTTGGTTAATTTGCCAATCATTTATATCAAAAAATGTTTTAACATATTCAACACAAGCTAATAATACTTGGTTACTATTAAAATTAGGTAACACTATAATATCAAAATTAATTCCAATATTAATAATAAACCCATTTTTAATGTTAATAGAATCACCTACCATTTTATATTGGTAAAGATAAGTTTGTAAATTTTGTTTTAGAGCATTTGAAGCTGTTTGTAATTGTCCATCCCCATTAAAAGATAAAACATACATATCTAAAACAGATTCGTTTGATGTTACTGCTAATCTAGGTTTTTCAATAAATACTTTAGCTAAACTACCAAATTTAGAGGGTAAACTATAAGCTCTTACTAAATAATCATCTGCTGTTACATTACGTAATTGACTTGCAAATGATGATAAAGTATTTAATCTTAACTCAGCTACAGAATCGCCATCTGATCCTCCTGTTGCTGCTACTAAGTTAGTACAATTTAAACCACCTTGAGCTGCTGTACCACTTATAATTGTAGTTGCTATTGTAGAATTTGCAATGTTACTATTTACAAATTTAACATTACTTCTATCAAGTTCAGTTAATTGATTTGCTTGAACATTAGAAGTAACACCCCCACCTGTTAAATATCTAATAGTTAAAGTTGTATTAGCAGGAGCTGTACCGTAAGTATTACTAAATATAAAATTTGTAGGTGAATAAGCTGTAGTTAGTTTATTTTTTTCAAATGGTAAGCCAATACCTACATTTGTAGGATTAGGAATTATATCTTCTGTAATATCAGTACTTGAACCTGCTCCAAATTGAATTTGTAAATTTGTAGCTGAAGTAAATCTAGTAACAAATCGTCTTGCTACTTGTTTTGTTTTTAGTAAATAAGCAGCATCAGTATCATTAAAGAAATTGGGATCATTAGGATTAGTATTTCTAATAGAATCAAATACCATATCTTCACCTAAATAAGGTACTTCAAAATATTCATTACCATCAGAATCTTTAATATCCAATATACCAATAACATTTTCTGCTTCTAAATTTATAGTATAAAAATCAGTTGGAGCAGTAACTGTATTAGTTATAGTATTAATGGTAGATGAAATTGCTCTTCTAGTTTTTCTTAAAAGGTAATATGCTGGGTTAGAGCCTGCTACTGAATATACTGAAATTTCTGTTGGGTCTAATGAACTTGAAAGTGCAAAATTACATCTAGTTTCAGTTAAGAATGCTATTGATGTATTTGCATTAGAAGAAATTTGTGTATTTTCTGGGATCTCTAAAGCATAAGTATAATCAGGAGCAAATGCTGCATTTGCGGGAACTATTTGATAAAATGAAATGTCTGTACTTGCAGCTGTTGTTACTTTAGGAGTATAACCCATCATATAACTTAAAGTAAGCAAGTTATTTTCTTCTCTAGCAAATTGAACAAAATTCTCTTGAATTTGATTGTCCATATAAAATGCTAAAACATCGCCTACATAAGCAGACATTTCTAAGAACATCATACCAGGTGATGATTCTGTAAAGTCATTGTAAGTATTAGGGAAATAGGTTTTAGTATAATCTATTAACCTAGCTCTAAAAGTATCAAAATCTTTATTAAGATATTTTATGTCTCTGTTATATATCTCAGCCATTTTATTGTTCGAGTGTTAAATTTAGTTCATCGTTAATTCCAAAATTAACTACTTCATATGATATTATTACATTTAATGTATTAAAGTCTTCTGAGGAAAGAATTTCTATTTCTTTAATTAATACTTGGGGAAAATACCTAGCAACATCATCTTGTATACTTTCTTTAATAGATTCTGTTGTGCCTCTAGATATTGACTCAAATATAAATGCTCTTAAATTTCCACCAAATGTAGGTTTAAATATTCTTTCATTACTATTAGTTAAGAAAAAATTAACTAAATTAGTTCGTATAGCATCTTTAGTTTGGAACGTAGAAGTAAAAACCCATGGTGCAGAAAAAGGAATATTTACACCAACAGCTTTTCCAGCTTTAGTATCAATTGGAAATTTATTTGCTATACGATATGCCATTATTTACCTTTCATTAAACCCATAATTTGGTCTAAACCTACATTACCTGGGGCTAAATCAGCACCTGGAGTTGCTCTTGGGTTATAACCTCCTTTAGCATCTGCAGAAGTAAACGAAAGTTCTTCTTGACCTCTTTTACCCATTTGCATATCTCCCATAATGCTTTCAAACATTTGTTGTCTTTCACCATGTGTTTTAGCTTGCCCTTCTGGAAGGGTTTGTGTATTTGTTGGGGTTGCAGTTTCAGATACTACTGTAGTTTTAGGTGCACGAACGGCTTCTAAAAGAATTTCTCTTAATTCTTCTTGAATAACTTCTCGTACTGATTCTTTTATGATTGTTTTAAATTCCGAAGCTTTCATATGCTTTTTTATTATAAATATTGAATTAGTATGCTTTTAAATTATCTCTGTCAATAATAAATTTAAGCTCATCTATTAAGACATTAGGGTTAGAGGCAAATGAATAATCTGTAGTGATTAAAATAATTCCTTGATTATTTTTACCTACTGCTCTGTTTTGATCTACTTTAGGAGTAAAGGCTCTTGTTTCAATTTCTAAAGTAAATCCTTTGTAAGTATTTTCTGTTTCTGTTTCTTCTGCTATTAATTGAGTTGCAACAATACTATCTATAGTATTTGATGTGGGGGTTAGTGTAGCATTTGGAGCACATAATAAAATTAATTCATCTAATTGATCTAAAAGAGTAACACATTGAAGTATAATTTGTTGAATTAATGCAAAAGGAGGAGCTACTTGAGTTACAATAGATCTTATTTTAGGAATAATAGGTGTTCCATCAGGTAATAGTAGAGTTGTATTTGCAATTGTACCTAAATCATTTACTGCTGAAACTACAGCTCCAGGTATAAGTGGGATTAATTTAGCAGCTTGATTTAAAATAAATTCAGATCCTTTTAACCCATTAACTAATGCTTGAAGTAATTGAGCAAATTGCCCTGAAAAATTAACTCCAGCTGATATAGTGTCTAATTGGGCCCCTGTATTATTTAATACGTCTGCTAGATTATTTCTTTGTAATATTAAGGCTTCTAATCTTTCGGGTACAGGACAAAATCTTTCTTTTAATTCTTCAATACTAAGTTCATCTCTATCTAAAACACTTTCCAATTGATCAATCCCATATTCTAAAAGTAATGCTGTTAATTGAGGTAAAAAGAAATTTTTTAGTTTAAGAACTAAATCTACTATAAGTTTACCTAATCTTTGTAATCCTTGAGGTTTAGCATCTTCTGGAGCGTTTTCATTTATTTGGGGTACAAGATTATCTATAGAAGGGATAGATGATTGTTTATTGATAAAATTTTGATTTCTTTCTTCTCTTACAATAATTGGAGAAAGGTTTTTTGATTCTAGAATATTTTCATTTGGATTAGCTTCTAAAGCTTGTAAAGTAATAGGACCTACTACACCATCAACAGTTAAATTATTTTCTTGTTGAAAAATTTCAACAGCTATTTGAGTAGCAGGACCAAAATCTCCATCAATAATTATACCTAATAGTTTTTGTACTCTAGCAACTTCAGGTCCTTTATCTCCTCGTCTAATAATCATTATACAGTATTTGAAGTGTTAGATAATGTGTTCAAGATTCTTGTTTTGTATTCTGGAATTTTAGCACTTATTAATTGAGCTGTAAATGAAGTAGGTGCTAATGGTGTACCATCAGGACCATTTACTTGATTACTTAAAGAAGTTGCTAATGAATCTATATCACTAACTAAATCAGTTAATAAATCTACTAAATCATTTCCCAAAACTAAAGGTTGAGCATTTTGAGTATCACCTAAATATACAGAAGGTGTTTGAACTACAAATTCTGAACGAGCATCAATATTAACTGAGAGTTGAGAGTTTAGGTTTATTGATTTTTGAGATGATAATAATATATGATCTAAATCGGAGTTAAAAACTAATCGTCCCGAATTTAATATTATTTGTTTTCCATCATATTCACTTGGTAATGTAGGAGGATTAGATGAATAACTTAAATAATCATTTGAACTTGCTGCTTCAAGAGGTATTTGTTGATTAGATGTTAAATAAATAGATGAATCATCAAGATTAATATTCTCTAAAATATATTCTCCAGGTTCTTGAATAACACCATATTGACCATTCCTTATTAATGTAATAGGATCTCCATTATTGCCAGTATTAGACCAAAGATTATCACTACCTGTTACAGTACTTCCTAAACGAATACTATTACCCCATCTTCCTTCTTGTATTACATCTCCTTCATAAGGTCTAAGAGGATAAATATATTTTTTAGTTACAAAAGTACTTCCAATTTCAACATTTAAATCTGTTGAATTTTCAATTTGTGGAGATCCTGCATCTACTTCTTGAATAGTTTTAGTTTGATTATTTGAAAGATACTCATTAAAAATCTGATCTGGGAGGACATTTTGTTGTTGACTATTCCAAAGATTAACAACACTTATATAATACCAATTTGTTGCACTTGTAGCTACTGTAGATTCTAAAGAAGGGCCTTGTATTAAAATTACAGTTTCGTTTATTAATGGGAATGCTTTATATTGTGGGTATAAAGGTTTTGCTGTAGGATAGTATGATAAAGCTTCACTTTGAGGATCTTTTACTGGTAAATATGGAGTTGGGGCTTCTATACTATCATAAAATATAGTACCAATAGAATCCCATTGACCATATTCATCAAATAAAGGGTGGGTATCATCTAAAATAATACTAATTACCCTTGCTGAGGTAGTGGTTGTGGAAGAGTTAGAGATTCCATTAGAAGATTGAGCAAATGGATTCCCCATAATTACTTATTTTGTAGCTTCTCCATTTCTTCAAGTAGCTGTTGTTTTTCTTCATCAGAAATTCCTAAACCACCTTCTTCAGTAGAAGAATTAAGAGCCCGTTGTACTAACGTAGCCATTTTAATTAAAGCATCGTCATTTTTTACGCCAATTTCCATATATTCCTTAATTAAGGGTACAATTAATGTTGCGTCACCTATATCGGTAACCATCGGTTTTAATTCGGAAATAAGCGCGGTTACTTGCGCTTCGCGTCGCTTTTGGTTAGTGTAAATTTCTTCGAGTAAATCGGCGAATTTTTTCTTTCCAAAGACTAATTTTTCGAATTGTTGGCTCATATTTATACGTTTTATTTGGTTATAAATATAAACTATTCAAATTCTACATACCCATTGTCAAGGAAAAATATATAATTATCTTTGAATATACCATATAGCTGATTAGCTATTTTAGTAATTTTAGGAGTTTTTACATCTACCATTTCTCGTATGTAAATGTAAAGTGCTTTTTTATTAAAAATATCTATATCCTCTCGTTTACGAAATAATTCTAAAATAGCATCTGCTACTTGAGCATCATGTTTTTTTGGAAATAACTTTTCTAAATTTTCGGTACAATACTCTACATATAAACTAAGGAATTGGTTTATTGGTAAGTTTGCTGGATCTGGATCATCTAAATTATAAGAATGAGTATCATCTTTAAATAATTCATCTACTGGGGCTTTATCTATACGTTTTTTATAATTTTTCTGGTTTTGAAGGATTAGATAACGTTTAGCTATAGTACCAAAATAAGAATATGCTTTGGCTCCTCTAGATGGGTCAAATAAATGAATTTTAGATAATAAAAAAGTAATTACTTCATGCTGTAAATGTTCTATATCATCTACTTCTGTATAGTAAAATTTAAAAGTGTGAATTATATTTTCTGTTAATTTAAAGAAAGCATAATGGATTTCACGCTCATAAATTTTGGAACGAACCTTAGAATCAGGTTCATTGTTATATCTTACAATAGCATCTTCTGTATCTTGAGTGAAGTAGTTTTTACTCTTAGCTTTTCTGGGCATAGTGGGTTATTTGATTTTCTTGAGAGTGAACTCATTCAAGATGTCTTGTAACCCTTTGATTTGTTGAAAGAAAAAACCTACTTCGTCGTCACTGCTAAAGGTACCTTTTGCGTCTATGGTCTTTAGCTTATTATCTGAAACCTCTATTACTCGGGAAATTCTATCTAAGTATGTTAGATAGCTAGACAAAATGTCTTCTTGCTTCTCTATTTTACGTAAAAGATTAAAAGTCGTATATCCTAAGACTACGACTAAAACTGATAAGGAAATAATAACAATAGTTAGTATCATAAGTTATCTAATAAATTCTTTAAACCTTCACTTTTTATTGAACCTAGAGCTTTGTTTTGCTTACTAGCAATAGCTTTAGGCTTGCTCGTTAATGTAAAATTTTCTTTTGTGGATGTCACGGGATTTTTAAATTTCGGTAACCACTCACGTTCAAATTCAATTCTGGCAGCCATTAGATCTGCCTGATGTACTATAAATGGTAGTGCAGTACGTGGTTTTTGCTCTGGCATGAATGATTTAAGATATTTAGTATTTGCATCATCATATAGACCATCATGGGTTTGAATAGCTACCATTTCATTAAATGTATACTGAATACCATGAGATTGGAGCATAAATAATCCTCGATCTGGGACAGAAGCAAATGGTACTTTAGTATTAAATTTATAATCTTCACCTAATTTATCACGTCTCCATTTATCATCCTGGGGGATGTATGATTCTTCATGTTCATCTCCCATTTTACCTAGATCATGATTAATAGCAGAAAAAACAAGCTCTTCAGTAGTAAAAGTGGACATATCACATCCTTCTTCGCCCCATAAAGATGCTTGTTTAAGAGCACAACGTACAACGCGATTTACATGCTCAACATAACCTCCAGGAAAGGAGTTATGGTATTCTTTTTTGTGAGCAGCAGGCATTAACATGATGCGTTCTTGATATTGATTATAAAAATCAAGAAGTGCTTGCTTACGATCACCCGTGATGTGGGTTTCAATATTGGATATAAAAATATCCCAATTCTCTTGGATTTGTTCTGCTGTTAATTTCATAACTTTTATTTTTTTTATTATCTATTATACGCGTTAGAAGCTTCACGATCAATCATAGTAGAAAGATCTCTACATTCATTCTCAATAGCATCTACGGCATTATGGATATCTTCAACAGAAGTACCTTTACGGGTAACCATAACTTTGATAGTTTTAAGTTTTCCGTCAATACGGCTAAGTTTCTGTCTAAATAAATCTATGTTTCTCATAATTGTTTTGGGTGTTTATAATATTTATGGGCGACGTCACGTAACGTCTCGTACCCCTATCTCACATATCTCTTTCTCTCTCTATTCCTGTACCTCAAATATACGCTGAGGGGGTTATTTTGCCAAGTTATTTTTCAAGAGATCTAAAACTTTTTTGATATGTGCGCATTTTTCATAATGCTCTAGCTCTTCCCAAAAATGTAATGCAAGTTCACATGCGGTAATTGTGTAATCATCTGAGAATATTCGGGCTGCGTCTTTACCTTGATTTGAAGTTGGTTTAAAATCTTTTAAATATGTCCATGCCCTTGTTTGAGTAACAAATTCTCCGGCATCATCATTAAAATTAATTTTTTCTGCTATTTCGGGCATCATTTTTAAGAAATGATCCATTTTTTTCTCTATATTCTTTTGATTCCATATAATCTTTTTAAACATACCTAATTTAAATGCCTGAGTTTTTTGAAGATCCTCAAGTAAAGGGTCTTCATTTTTAGGCAATTCAAAAGCACTAAATAATTTTTCTGGATCGATCATTTAAGAGAATCTAAATCTGTTTCCACAACTATCCTTCCAGATTGATATAAAGTTATACGAGTAGGATAATATTCATCGAAAAAATTAAAAATTAACTTATGTTTAGTTATTTTAACTAATTCACATTTTATCTCACCCATCCAAGCTTCTGCTTCTGTTCTATTAAATACTCCCTCAATAAAATATAAGTGGACTATTTTAGCAAATTCTTGTATATCGTGTTGTGATTTCACATTAATAAATATAATTTTAAAAAAGGAAATAACCAAATTATCTTTTAATATTTATAATAAAAATACTATATAATGGCAATTACTAGACCTTTTGGTTATAATCCTGGTGATGATATACCTAATACTAATCAAAGTGGTACATTAGTTATTGGAAATATTGATGCTCAAGATTATTCTCAAAACCCAGGTGGAGTTAAATTTTGGATGGGTCCTGATGAGGAAAATAAGTATGTTATAGTTAAATCTAACCCAGCACAAGATACTCCAACTCAAACATCAGCTGGAGCTGTAGGTGGGATTAATGCAACTTCTCAAAATAATCCAGGTTATCAAACTTCAGGAAGTGATTTAAATTTTATGATTTTAGCTGAGAGTGCTGCTCAAAGAAATTTTGATACTGTTACTGGAGCTTTAACTTATTTAAATGCTAATTCATTTTATACTAATTATATAGCCAATTCAAGACCATTAACTGTAGAAGTTACAAATTCTAATGGTATAGGTCAATTAAGAATAGAAACTCAAGAAAGTACTCCTAGAAATTGGCCCTTAAATTTTGGTAGTTATAACATTTCAGCAGGAGAAACTGCTTATTCCTATACTTGGATTGTAGGAGCCCCAGCATTATATAATGGTCCTAAGACTATTGTTGTAGCTGATGACCAAGGAAAACCTGAAGCTTTAGGGAGATATGATTTATGGAAAAATGGAGCATTTCTTAGTGATTTTGATGCGGGAAATACTTGGTGGGGATCACAAATTTCAAGTGATCAAATGGCTTACACTGCATCTTTTGTTGCTGGTGATGAATGGGTAATTAGAATGTCTCCTAGATCTTACCCAAATTATGCATTAACTCTACAAGTTACAGGAAGTAATGTAGGTGAAATTTCGGCTTACATAAATTCTACAGGATCTAACCCTGGAACTGATTGGTTATATGACGGAGGGGGTTCAAATCCATGCCAAGCAAATGAAACTATTCAATCTTTTAATTGGTATAGAGCAGCAATAACCCCAGGCCCTGCATTTAGAATTACAGGATTAACAGGATCTACACCTGCTGTAATAGACATATATGAAAATGGGGTTTTTCAAGAAACCTCAACAGTAATTAATAATACAGTATTTTTTCTTAGTGATCTAGAAGGTAATACTACAGGAAAATATTATAAAATAGGCCTTAGAGCCCAATAATATATTGTATTAAAAAGGTAATTCTTCTTCTCTACTAATATCTCTATCATCAAAATTTTCTTCTTCAAGAGCACTTTGAATACTTGATGCTTCGCGTTGTAGATTTTGGAATTCAAATTCAACATCAATTCTATCAGGATTATCAGGGTGATATTCCCATAAAGTTTGAATTTGGGTTTCAATAGCAATTAATTCATTTACTAAATCGGCTTCTTTTTGTGTCATCATTTTAATTTAATTTAAAGAACAATTAATTATGTCTTTTGCAAATTCGTCAATACTCGCATTAAGATCTTCAAGCATATCCTCCAATGCTTGTGTATAACCCTGCATGTATATCTGCTCATTTTCCGTGTATTCCCGCGATGGAACCAGCGATTCTAGGCGGTTATCTTCAATAGTATCTTTAAGCTTTTTTCTAAAGTTTTCCATTAGCTTCATTTTTTAAATTTCTAAAAATACCAAAAAAACACAATCCAAACATGAAAGATGGAAAAAGTGATGTGGTAAATAATGCTAGTATTCCGAAAATTGATCCGATAATACATAAAAATGGACTTTGAAATCTTATACTCATAACCTTTATTTCTTATTATATGTAAATATACGAAAAATATCTTGGGGAACCAAATCCTTTAAAAAAACTCGACTTTTTCTTACCACCATACTAATATCCATAAATACGTATATACTATTTCGATACAATCTTTGTAGTAGATAAGTTATATTTGCGAGGATAAAATACGACATTATTCACAATATCAGCACCTATCACGCGATCCTTGTACTCCATACCTACCACGATAGTATCCGCGTTACTTGCGCGAATACATGCGATTAATTCGTCGTCCGACCCAAAGGATACTACATGATCAACGTAACGAATGGATTCCATTACTTTGATTCTCAATGCTAGGGGATTAATTGGACGAGAGTCTCCTTTATTTGTTTTGACACGTTCATCGGTATCTAGTCCGACGACTAGACGCTGACCGAGGGTTTTCGCATATGCTAACATATCAATATGCCCCGCGTGCAGTATATCAAAACATCCATTTACCCAAATAGTAGGGTGGATATTGTAATCTAGGTATTTAGAAATGAGACCTGGGAAATTTATGTTGAACATTTTACTCAAAGATTACTTTTATCTCATGTTCATTCTCTATACTCATACCTACATCAGTATTGAAGATAGTTTTTATAAAGATACTTGCGGTATCTCCAATCATTTCATCATCGCAGAAAATTTGTTGGCGAGGTGAGTAATTGTATTTACTATATGAGGCAAGTAAGGTAGGTGCATATGGGCAA